ACTATCACTTTCAGCCGTGTCAATTGCCTTCGCAGTAGCCGTTTCAGTTCCGGGCTGTTTCCCCATGACTAGACCTAAGCCATAAGATCTCATTTGCTGCTCCAAGTCTTTTAAGTCATTTCTTCCCGCTTCAATTGCTTGTCCTGAATGTTCTACAACTTTCAAGTCACCGGCTTCGTCTTCGCTATGGATCAAAACATTTGCTCCGATGATAGTACTTTGTTTGGTGGCATACTTGTCTTCATGTCCAGTCGCTAAGTCTAATTTCTTCCCGAAGTAAGTAATCATCCTTGCATAGTGAAGTATATTCCTTTGATCCGAATATGACTGCCAATGCGCGAGATTCATATAAGCTAAATCTTCCATCGGTGGCTTGGTAAAAAAGAACTCTTCTTCTTCTCCAATCACCCAACTTTCAAGAGGTATATACCCGCGATTATGTACTCCGCTTTTCTCCGGCACCCATGACTCTTTGTCTTTTTCTTTCGTGAAGACAAATGTCTCCCATGTGTTCTCTTCGATGACTCGAATTCGTTTTACTTCTTTCACTCCATACAATCCATCAGGTTCAATGGAAGTCTCCAAGATCCGGATCTGTTCAAGAATTGTCTCGCCATTACTTTCGCGTGTTCTCGCTCCGATCAAGTTCTCCGCTTTTACTTCGACACAATATGGCCGCCAACCTTTCTCTTCCATTGTCTCATAAGTCAATGGCCGCCAAGTTGACTCGCCTGTCTCTTCGTCTACATCTTTGAAAAGAGTTTTACCATTATCATCTACCATAGACTCAATTGCAGGAAGTTCTACTAGCACATGCACAATGCCATCGGTGATACCATCTTTGAATACTTCCTTTGAGAAGCTAGTCAAGTCATTCTTTTGCAAGTCAACATTTTCAAGTACTTCCCGCAATTGATCGTCCATCTCTTCAGGAACTGAAATTGCTTTGGAGAATACTTCACCTGTAAGTCTTTGAACAGTTCTTTTGAAAGCATTGATCAGAAAAGATCTTGCAAGCCGGTTTCCGTATGACTCAACTTTCTCTCCTTTCTCTTGGGGAAGATATCTCTTCCCGGCATCTCTCATTGCTTTCGTTCCGCCGATCAGCGTATGAAGTAAATGAAGCACACTCATAAAACGGTTATAGGTTGGAGTAGGAGTTCCAACATCGTCTGAGTCATATTTTTTACTACCGAATTCTATTTTAGCCATTTTTACTTCTCCTTATATTTTCAGTTGTTAATATTACAAGTTTCTTCGAAGTAATCTCAAAAGCATTTCTCTGTCAAAACCTCCTTTCTCAGCCAATTGGTCAAGACTTTGACTAGAACTGAATTCTCTAATATAATATTCATAAGCAATTTCAGCAAGCCACCATGGTATAACAGTCGCTGGCTCATACGGATCAACACTTCTGATAGGGAAATGTCTCGTCTTCAAAATCATTCTATACTCTGAGAGTTCTCTTCGAAGTGAAGACATAACACGAACGATCTGCTTTTCTCTTATCTTCAAATCATCATACTTCTTTCGAAGTATTGGATATTCTCTTTTGAAGTCAATCAGGCTTGCCCGATTTCTTTGGAATAACTCATAGATATTTCCATTTGCTTCATGCAAGCTGCATAACTCATCACCACGATTGCCGCATACCTTTGACTGCTTATTGTATGCTTCAAGCAATGAGTCATATTTCTTCTGCAAGATATCTAACTTCGATTGAATCTCTTTTACTTCTTCCATTTCTCATCCTCCTTTTACTTCGTAGACGAAGGCGCATAAGTATTGCCTTTAAACAGTTTGAAATGACTACTCTGAATACACTTGACACAAGTGCAACCGACTTCATACCCAATTGCGAACCCGAACATAATGACTAGTAGACAAATCACAATTCTCTTTCCCCACTTCATGACAGTCATTCGTTTTACTTCCGCCCCAACTCTGCTTTTTACTTTCTTCGCCGCTTCTGCTCCGTCCAGTAAAAGTTTTAGCCGCACCATGTTTTTAATTCTAACTTGACTAGTCTCGTTCATCTTCAGCCCTCCGATAATTTATTTGACTACTCTATATATTATAACTGAATTATAGAAGAAGTTAATGGGCCATCAACCGGATAATTGAAGTGGACATAATAACCAATTGCATCAGATAAGTGAGTCAACATCTTATACTTCTTCCTATCTTTATCAATCTCTCCCGTACCATCTTCTTTTACCATGACACCCTGAAAATCTTTTGCTACCATTGGAGCCTTTGACGGATCAACTATCATGTAGACATTCCCTGAAGTCGCTAATAACCGGGAGTTTACAGCGTTGACTCTACTTCTTTCGGCAGGGTTTTGTTTTTGAACCTTGAAGAAAACTCTCGCATGGCCGAAGTGATTGCGAAGTAATTTAGAAATAATATCCTAATCACTACCCTCTACCTTTGCGCTACCTTTACTTCCACCTGTCGCATCACCATAGCAGAAGATCCGGCCTTGATGGTTTCCCCAATCTTGGATTAATCTTTTGACTACCTTCGGAGTATTGCTATTTCTCTTTATAAATACTTCACCTATAACACCTGTAATTGTCTTCCCTATAATCGGCACATTCCCTTCATATTCTTGGAACTCTTGTACTACTGCCGCAACACCGGGAGAGACATTGAAGTCAAAGCAGAAAGAGATATCATCATGTGGATTGTAGTACTCAAAGCAAGGCTCTTCGTGCATTTGCTCTGAGTAGTTATAATAAGCTCTACCAGTAAAGTTGATGAATGAACCTTCATACTCTTGCTGATAAGTTAACTCATCCATATCCTCCATTGCTTCGGCTATTTCTTCAGGAGTCAAAACGGAAGAAGATAACCAGTGAAATACTGCCCACCTTGGAATTCTACCAGCACGAATATCTTGCTTATATATTTGCTTCGCTTTCTCTGTTAGGTCGAAGTAATGATTTCTACCTTCCGGAACTCCTATGAAGTCGCAGCTACCTTGTCTATCTGATAAAGCAGGTCGAACGTGTTCTTCCCATGTATTTACTTTTGTATTCCCTATCTCATCTATACAGCCATGATCCCATGGTGAACCCTCAAGCCTTTCAGGTTTATCTAGTCCTAATACCCAAACTTGACTACCATTGATAAGCGGAATCATTAAATCAGTTTCACTAGGTTTACTTTCGATCATATCCTTTGGAGTCAATAACTTCAAGTCATTCCAGAAAATTCTCTTCGCTTGATTAAAGGTGGGAGCCGCTGCGAAATATCTACCTCCGCCGGGATGAGTACTTCCAAGTAATGCTCGCTTTACTACTTTTCGTTTCCCTGCGAGTTCTGTTTTTCCACTTCTTCTACCTGAATGTATAATATTAAATCTTGATAGACTTCGCCAAAAACGAATTTGTTCTGCATGGGATCTTAGTGAATACCATCTATCCTGAAGTAATTGCTCCGGAGTTCTTCTTTCTTTTCCCGGTCTTCTGACTCGAAGCTGCGGAACCCCTGCATAGTATGGTTTTAAATTAGTTTTATCTGTATCAGTCGGCATAGTCTTCGGCTCCATTCTCTTCTCTACTTCCGTTTAATGGTGGAAGTGCGCTGATAGTACTATCCATGGCACTAACTAGTGAAGCAATTTGTTTTGCTCTTTCTTCAGGTGACTTTGTATCTATCTCTGCTTCTTTGCCGTATATCTTCTTATGAAGTCTTTCAAGATACCATGCCATAGCTTGCCATTGTGGAGCCGCTTCTTTTGTAGTTGTCTCTACTGTTGTCTCTTTGTCATCTCCTTTACCTACTACTTTTATTTTCGTTTGGGTTAACTTAAAGCCTCCCTTCCCGCATTCTTGAATTGACTTCAATGCTTCAAGTTCTCTTTCTTTCTCTAAGCCATTTATCCGGCTCATAAACTTCTTATACTTCTTATGGTTAATTGCTTCTTTCTTTTTTGCCTTATCTTTCCAAGAAGTAAATGTCCTTGAAGGTATGCCCGCAAGCATTGCTGCCCTATTTGGCGGCATACCTATTCTCACGGCTTCAGCTATTTGATCAGCTACATAGGAAGTCAACATATCACTACCGCGTTTTCTTCCTACATTGTTATGACTCTTTACTCCTTTCGAGTACTTCGCAAGTCCTGTATCTCTTGATTTCTTTGTTCTTATCTTCGGCCGTTTAATCTTCAATATCACATTGGTAGACATTTCATTTCCCTCCTATAAGTTATTAGCAACAGGCTACATTATATCAATGTCTTCACTCTATGTCAAACAGCCGTCCTGCTACTATATAGACTACCTACTGCATACTCTTTATCCCTTGCTCTTTTATCTCTTCTTCCTGCTTTTGGTGGCATTTTGCATTTTATATCTCTTGTATCTCGCTTCAGGGAAATTTATATGTGAAGTAAAACACTTCAGATAAATATAACTTCATAGATATAAAAAAAGAAAGATTATAGACATAGGCATATATAGTCATAAATAAAAGTGGATTTGGTGTATTTTCACTTGGCAATATTGTTTGATGTTTACAAGAAGGTTTTATTGTCTATATAGTCAAATGAGTTATTCTGAATGACTATATCTATATCTCATAGTGGACTTCGAGTATTTTCACTTGGCAATATTGCGTTATGTAGTCATATCGCCGCGAAGCCTTGATTTTAAAGGACTTCGCGTAAACCCGTGAAACATAAGGGTTTACAGGCATTTTTTGACTAGTGCCGAAAATAGCCGTTTTTTGTGTCACATGGTGGTATTTTTTGCCTAAAAATCGTTTTCACGGGTTTTTAAGCATTTTCAGGCATTTTTGCCCTATTTTCACATGAAAAATGATAAAAATAGGTGCCTGAAGTAACTAAATTTATTACATTTTCCTTCAGGTACATAAAAAAACGGCTAAAATCGCTTCAGATCGGCTATAATTGCCTGAAATGAAGTTTGACTAAATTTTTGATCCATGGTATTGTGAAAGCACGTTTCACGCGCAACAAATTTGAAACGCGCTTTCAAGCGATAGTTTGAAAGCCTTGACTTAAAGAGCGAAGTCAAGCGGAGTTCGCCGGGCACGGACTTTGAGAATCGAAAAGAAATTTTCTGGCAATTCTCAAAATGACTCCGAGAGAGAAAAACGATGAAGAAGAAAGTCGCTAGAGTAAGGTATGACTAGTAGATAAGATACCGTATCAAGTAAGTCGGTGAAGATAAGTAACCGCGGATATAAATCGGTTGATTCGAAAGTCATTAACTGTAGGTCAGTTTAGAGACTTTAATTGAGAAGTCATACTACTTCTGATTGAATGCCTATGGCAAGCGATACTACTTCTTCAGAGCATAACGGATATCGGTTGAAAATACTGATATCAGGTTGTATCTTCCGATGTACTACCAAATGAAGCCGCTGCATAGTGATATGTCTTCTCTTCGAGAAGTAAAGACTTTTGCCTTTC